TCCCATTTGAAGGTTGGCACCGGATTGGCCGCTTCGACCGTACCGCCATAAGCAACTTCCAGAATTTCGTCGTAAGTAAGTCGTGCCCCTTTGTGCGCCTTTTTGACCGGCTTCCAGCCGGGTTCTCCGCGATAGTCGCGAGTGGTGTAGGTGGGATCTCGGGACCAGATAGCATATAGTTTTTTCCCACAAATAGCGGCGCGGTCGCCTTCACACTCCAATTTCCAAGCGCCTAAATCTGAGTCTGAGACTGAGACCCCGCGCAAGTCTGAGCAAATGATTGAATCGGTGTCGCAATAGTACGGGTTTCGTGCCGCTGCGATTCCACGCAAAAGTATAGCGCGACTCGCACCCGTAATACTAGCGCCCGTAGCGATGTTGTAATAGTGGTGTTCTTTAAGCGGTTTACTCCAAATGATGTAATCATTACCACTGATGAATGTCGGGGTCCATCTTTCACGACACGTTTCATCACAGGATTTGACGCACTCATGCCAATCGGGAGGGTATTCTCCGACTTCGGTAATGTACCAATCAGAATAGTTCTCTGGATTCTGTGCGAACTTTCCGTATCCTGAATTAAGTACAAACTTATAGAACAAGGTGCGTATTTTATCACCAGAAGCACGCGCCTTGTTTCGCGCGTTATAGAAATGGTCAACAAATTTGTCAAAAGATTCACGCCGCTCGAATCCGTAAGTCTTAAGTATACGCTTTGGCCGGAACGTACCCGTTTCCAATGCCGCCTCAAACTCATGAATAGTTGTATGAAAGGTCCCATAATCTTCTGTGAAGTCTAGCGACCCGTTTTTCTTTCGCACCGGGAACGCGCCATAGTTGCGACCTTCGACCGAAAGGAACGCAGTTTTTGCGTCGATTGTCGAACCCACGTAAATACCCGTAGAAACAGGATGCAAGAAATTACGCATAGCGTAAGGGTACATGCTGTTAACGTCAAAGACTTTGATTGGTTTGTCGATGATACCGGCCTGAAAAACCTGATTACGCCCGCCGAAATAGAAATCCTTGCGAAATTTCGCGTCATAAACTTCATTGCCGGTTGCGAAGCTGTGAAACTTCTTAAGCTGTTTCATCGACGCCGACCCGATGGTTAGCGCGTTACCGAACTCCTGAATGAAAGTGGACACCAGCGTATACAAGTCGGTGCAATCGTCCTTAAGATAGCTGATGATTTCTTGCCGGTGCTGTTCCCGCACTTCAGGTTTGAACTTCTGATAGTCGATAGGTGTCTTGTGATAGGTTTCGAGCGCAAACGGCATGATAGCGAAACTGTCGCGTAATTCGTGGGGTCCCATCCACGCTTGTATGATTCGACCGTTGACAATTCGCAGTTCCCTTTCGATGTACTCTAAGAAGTAGAAGTAATCAAACCGACCGCCATTGTGAGCGTAAATGGTAAAGGGTTTGTCGGATCTTGCAAGCATCTGTACAAGGCGTGAAACACAATCACCCGACCAAAAACTGGTGAACGTAGTTCCATCATAGAAACCCGCGACAAAAGGTTTGATGAATTTTCCATGTTCAAAGGGGTCCGTTTCTAAATCGAGTACGGCAATTTTTCGACTCATTTCTTCTTTCGGTTCTTTCTGGACTTCTTAGCACGTTTCCGCGCCTTCAGTTTATACGCTTTCAGGCGACCGTTACGAAGTCGGGCGCGGTACTTGCGGTTTCTTTCGGCGGCGTTGTCACGATATTGATTTTGGATCGCTTCGGGTTTGCGCTTCAGTTTGGCGCGGAACTTCCGCATACGTTCCCGGTTGAACTTCTTAGACATCATACGCCGACGTTCGGAAGGAAATACCCAATTTGCCGACCGCGCTACACGCACGATTTCAAGGTTGCGGTAGATTTCTTGCTGTTTGATCCTGGTGTTAGCAGCGGCCACGGCAGAGTAACGCGCCAAATCTTCGATAGCGTGTCCAATGTCCTGATATAAGGCACTCGAATTGTTACCGAAGAATTTGAAACCGAAATACTCATTGCGGCGCTTCATCGCATTGATTCGCGCCTTGTCTTTTTGGATGTCGTTTAGGTACTGCGTGAGGTTTTGGAAGGGTATGGGGATTTGGATTCGTTCGATACCGGAACGTGATTTGATAACAACTTCACCACGTTCCACAGTCGCCTTTTCCGTTGCGCTGTGCGGCACGATGACTTTTCCGCCCGTCGTTTCGTACCCGGCCTTTTTGAATCGTGAAACTTGTTCCTTAGAAACTTTTAACGCGGTTGCCTTGCCGGTCGCAACGTCATCAAATTTGTTGACCAGCGAACCAAGCGTTTTACCGCCTTTGAGTTTATAACGTGGGTCCGCACTTCGAGCGTCAATTTTTGAACCGCGTGCGGTGCGGTCAGGTATGAGTCCCTGTTTTTTGAGAACAGAAACACGCTTACGAAAATTTCTTAGGTTTGCCACCTTGCCGGGTGCATCCTACACTGATTAGACTTGAACAGCTAACGACCGTTAGAGTATACTATGGTTGCGCTTTAGAGTCAATGGCCTTTCCCGAACAAGTTACGCCGAACTCGCCTGCTGCCGGGTGTGATGCGTACTGGTCTCAGGATTGTGACGGACAGAATGCGGCAAGTGCAGGACCATTTCGAGATCCTATTTCTGGTGTAGATTTTCTTATCTGTCAAGATGACACTACATTAAAGATGCGTGCTTACCAGCGTGTTGCTGGTGTATGGTCAGAAGCAGACGCTATACATGCGCCCGATTCCGTTGATGATTCTGTAGCGCCAACTTTACAACAATTTTTTGGAGTCGAACAAGACAAGACAAAACGGTTGCTCTACGTTTTTCGATGGGACCCGGTAGCGTTTTTAGTGACATGTACACTTTTCAATACTGCTACTGCGAGTTGGGGTGCATCGTTTCTTTCAACACTTGGTTATCAGTTCAACGAAAACCCTGGTGGAAATGAGATTGCTGGTTTTGGTACAAAGTTGCGACCGGATGGAATCTGTTGGGTTTCTTGGTTCAATGGGGTTGACTTACTTGGAAACGGTCAAGTTGCCGGTGCAAAATTTAACACTACTTCTTTGACATGGGACGGTGCAGTAACGTTTTTGGGTGACACTACATTAGACCTTTCAACCAACACTGTGTTAGGTATGGCGATGGATTCCGCGTCGAACATTCATCTTATCTGTTGGAAACGACCGACAGATAACAGTAGCAAATTGTACCATCAGGTGATTCATGCTGATAATTCGTTAAGCGCAATTCAAGTGATCGCAACTACTCCTGTTGGTTCGATACGTTGGGAAGCGTGTAGCTATCCAACGATGTCGGAAACGGACGTGTTGAGTTTTGTTGCACAATTAGCAACCATAAGTTTCAACGATGGTACACCACATGTTTTTCGGGCGCAATGTCCCGCAGATGCGCCTGTTTGGGAAGATACGCAACCTTCCGACATGCTACATACTCCTGTTGCTATCAAATCACCTGTTTCGTTTGGCGGAAATAACTACGTCTTTTATATGAAACCAAATGGAGCTAACATGGAATGCCGGTATGTTTCAAGTGCTGGAATCGGTCAACCGTGGAATGCTTCGGTTTTAGTTGGTTCACAAGCTAGCGGTAAACTTTCGCGTTCTTGTCAGGTGAATCTTGCATGAGTACTGTCCTTATCAATCTTGGTGGTTATCAACCAACAGGCGCGGAGTTTTTTGGCACTGCGTATTTTGAACTGGATTTTTCACCGCCCGCACCACCTGTTGGTGGACTGGTCCGGTTAGTGGTTCCGCAACCGGTGCTGTTACCCGACCCGAAAATCTTATGCGAGTTTAGCAATCCGAAACCATGCGGTGATGAATTGGATTGTCGGAATTACGAGATACAATCAACGAAAGGTGTACACGGTACTTACAAATGATCTACTCAGGACAGACGCGGTTTTGCATCACTCCAAATCAGGCTATTCCTACTGAAGGTCCGAAAGCGATACCTTTGTTGCTTGATTTTTCGGCAGCACAAGTTGACGGTATTGAAGTGGACCTAACGATGTTCGAGCAACAGGCGCGGTTGTCGATGGTGCAAACACTATACATCGACATGGCCGATGCCGCGAACCCTTTGACCGTGATAATTGGCGATTCCGGTCAAAAAATCGTTGCAAAAGTTGGAACGCAGGGTTATTATAGTGTTTTAGCGCCGAATCCTGCAAAATTTCGCTTCCTTTCAACGCAGGGTTCGACAGATAACTTGCCGGTCTACCTTATTAATGTGCCCATTCCGGGTATGGTGTGGCCGACGCAGTAAGCGCGACGTTTGGGGGTCACGATGCGTATTGGTCCGATTCTTCGGGCGTTGGGAATCAACGTCACCGAAGAACACATAAAGATGGTCGAAGATTTGATCCCTCAAATCCCGACCAAATTGAACGTCGTTGTTACGACCATCAATCAGGCGATCCAACATTTTGATGGACGCCTTCAGGCAATCGAAAAACAGAACGCGGAAATCTTGGAGTTACTGAAAAATGGAACCCGAAACACCCCCGGTTGAAACGGTAGTTGAAACGCCCGCGTCAGAAACTCAGCTTGAAGAATCGACCGAAGAATTGCAAACGGTCGCGGAACGCATCTTAGAACGGACGGAAGAATTATGTCAATTGCAGCGACAATCACAGGACCAGATGACGCGGTTGGAAACGCAGATGAGCAACCTGGAACAGCAACAGTCGAACAACCGCGAAAGGTTGAACCTGATAACCGACCGTCTGGAACAATCCCCACCATTGACCCCTTCCAACTCCGCGACGTTGGAACAGACACCCCCGAACGACCAATCGGAACAGACGCACCAAAACGACGTGGTAGACCCCCAGGTAGTCGAAACAAGACAACCGGAGCACCCGCCGAAACGCCGAAAGTTTCGGGCGATTTAGCAAAACTCGACATCGAAAGTTTGCTGGTTTCCGCGCACTTCATGGCGGCAAAGTATTTTGAAGCGCCTGAATGGGAACTTGAAAAAGATGAAGCAAAAGAAGGCGCGGAATACCTTCAGAAAATTTCAAAGCATTACAACCACAACATTAACCCGGTTGCTTTGCTGTGGGTTGGTTTCATCTTTTGGGTTATCACCACTTATGGCACACGCGGTTTTGCAACATACGCACGACTTAGCGAAAAACCAAGCGAAAAAAAGGGTCCTGTTTTGGTGCCAACGCCTGAAAAGAACCGGAACCAACCGGCACCGGACCCGGTGAAAACGGATCTTTCGCAACTCGCACCGTCACAGCTTTGGAATGAACCACCGGGCGGTGGCGGAAACGAATGAACCCTAATGATGACTTCCGATTTCCGAACGACCAACAACGCCTTGTAATTTTGGGCGCTACTGGTTCCGGCAAGACTAACGCCGCATTGTGGCATTTGTCGCAACGGAATTTTGACGAAAAACCGTGGGTGATTTACGACTTCAAACATGATGATCTAATTGAGAGCATCGAAGGTGCCCAACATATTGATGTAGGCGCACCGCCACCGGTACGACCCGGCCTGTATGTTGTGAACCCGTCACCGGGTCAAGAATCCGACGTTGACGATCAAATGATGCGAATTTGGAATCAGGAAAACGTGGGGGTGTATGTCGATGAAGGTTATATGGTCCCAAAAAACTCCATCGGGTTTCGTAGTATCCTTACACAGGGTCGCTCAAAACACATTCCAGTTATCACTCTATCACAAAGACCGGTGTGGATGGATCGATTCGTTTTCACTGAAGCGAATTACATCCAAGTGTTTCGATTGCAACATATCGACGACACGAAAAGCGTCGAAGGTTTCGTTCCAAATCCGACCGACGACCCGAAAAAACATCCGTTGCGTAAGCGCCTCCCTGAGTACTGGAGTTATTATTATGACGTGGGGCGCAACAAATTGATGGAAGTAAAACCGGTACCGGACCCGGACACCATCATTGACACGTTTGATTTGAGACTTAGGAGAATACAAAGGACAATTTGACATGGCAAAACTCACTATCGAACAGCGGATAGCGAAACTTGACGAACAAAAGAAGCAATTGGAAACAAAGAAGAAAATCCGCGAACTTCGCGACAGCTTGAAAAAGAAAAAGTAACGGTACCGCTTGACACCCGGCCTAGTACTGGAGTAACATACTGTTGAGTTTCGGAGCGTCCCTAAAATGGAAGATTCAACAGTCATCTCCTGGAACCCGGCCAACTGGATTACGGTCGTGTTGATGGTCACCGTCGGTTTCATCGCGGTCGGTGCCATCGCTCGAATCATACAACAGCGTCGGGCGAACAAGGCGGCGTAAGCCATGCCTGAAATCATCAACTGGAATTTGATGAAGCACCCTATCAATTGGGTGACCGTCACTTTGATGGTGCTGATTTTCGGTATTGCAATTCATCTTGTTCTAGGTTGGCAGACGAACCCGACATCTAAGGCGAATCCGGCAGCTTAATTTTGTTCACCTGAAAGGAATCCCCGTATAAAGGGAACTGAAAATTATGGGCGCTGGCGCACAACAGATGTCACCCGCACAAATTAACGCTATCGCACGCCAAGCAATCAAGGCGTCGGCAGTGAATATGGAGCAACAAATTTCGAGCACCGCTTACGCGGCGGTCGGAACGCAGAATCTTTCTGCAACAACTCCGGTCATCACAATTCAACCCCGAAACGTTGGCCTTATAAAAGGCTTTTGGGTGAAGTGTTCCGCAACCGTTACCAACGGTTCCGGTGTCCAAATCGACCTTTCGGATTTCGGACCCGCAAACCTGTTGTCTCAAATCCAGTTCAACGATTTGAACAACAACACGCGCATTCAAACCACCGGTTGGCATTTGAACTTCGTTAACTCGGTGAAGGCGCGGCGGTCGTTCGGTTCGGCGTTGGTTCGGACCACCGGTTTCGATTCCCCGGAAAAGTACGGATCGAATTGGACGCAACAGATTTCCGCACCGGCCACCATCGCGGCGGCGGGTTCCGGCACCGTAATTATGTGGTATTGGGTGCCGCTGGCGTATTCGGATGACGATTTGCGCGGTGCGGTTTACGCGAACGTTGTCAACGCCACCATGCAATTGAATCTGACCGTCAACCCGACTCCGGTTGTGGCGAACGGCACCGATTCAACCAGCGCTGTGTATTTCGGTGACGTGGCCGGGTCGGTCGCTTTGGCGGTCATTTCTGCAATGACCGTCACGGTGTACCAGAATTATCTCGACCAGCTTCCTGCTGGAAAAGGCGGCGTGCTTTTGCCGATTCTGGATTTGGCGACCATTTACGAACTGAAAAACACGGCACTGACTGCCGTTGTCGCCAATCAGGACTTCCCCATTCAGTACGCCAATTTCCGCGATTTCCTTTCGACCACTGCCGTTTACGTGCAAGCGTCGGCAACGGGTGCGCGTGGCGTCGGTGCGGACATCAACTATTGGGCGCTTCAGTCCGCCAACTTCACAAACATTTGGAAAAAGGAACCCGGTTTAGTTGCGCTTCAAAACCGGAACCACATGCAAACCGACATGCCGCCCGGAGTGTACTATTTCGGGTCGCGCAACAAACCGATTTCTACGTTGCAATACGGAAACATGCAGTTGATTTTGAACGCGATCACGGCGGGCGCAGGCGCTTACATTCTTTGTGGGTTTGAGGATTTCGCGCTGGTCAACACGCTCAACATGGCCGGTTCGTTGGCGGCGTCGTAGTCCGACCCCCAATAATCAGACCGCGACCGTGGCCGGTGGTTTTGCTGTGGACCATCGGCCACGATAAAAGGTGAAACGAAAAATGAACGATCAAAACGGCGGGTTGGTAACGGGTGTTTTTAGCTGGCTCAAAACGCCTTTTAACACTCAGGGAAGCGCCCTAAATTGGGTGCTCTTTTTCGGCCTTGCCGTTGTCGCGGTATGGTTTTGGAGTCATGTTGTTATGAGTCTGACTGAGGACATATAGATAGGCACAGCGTTTTTCAGCGTTGTGCCGGATAGGAGATTTGGTACTATGGGAATCAAGGCCGGTTGTTTCATGACGGCGGTTCTGTTCTTTTTCATCGGTTACGCTTTGGGTTACTGGAAACCAGGACTCGGAACGATGACTCTTGGAAAAGTCGGTATTGCTCGGGGTTAGCGCTACGCGCGTGCGAAAATGGACCCCGGAAAGAAAACACCGAAATCGACGGAAGAAACTCCACCACCTGAAAAGGTTTCTGACGTTGATGCGTTGATTTACGACCGTGGATTTCAAGACGGTTATTTCGACGCATGTTCACGCATGGCGACTGGATTTCTTATCATCCTTGGTGTGTGGGTGATCGTTCAACTTTTGACACGTAATGAGTAACACTTCAATTATCGCGGGCGCTTTGCTTATCGGATTTATCGTGTTCATTACGGTACGCGGTGATTTGACGAAATACCTTCAGGCGGTCGGTTTACAGTAATGGCATTTGTCCTTTTAGTTGCGGGTGCGGTTTTGTTGGCGTCGGCCATTCAGAACACCCAAAGCACAATACTGTTTCCGACACTCAAAAGCGAGTTTACCGGACCCAACAATTTCATCTTTTGGTTTATCGCTATCCTTTTGATTGGTTCAATCGGGTACATTCCAAAAGCAAAACCTATTTCGACCGCGTTTCTAACGCTGGTTGTTTTGGTGCTTGTTCTGACGAAAGGAAATCCAAGCGGACAAGGCGGCGGGTTCTTTTCACAGTTCGTTTCTCAAATTCAGCAATCGCAAGTTACCGTTGCGCCCGGTGCGTCGGCGGGTCCTGCGTTGGGGTCCGCAATTCAAAGCGGAACCGCTGTGATGAATGACTTATCACTGCCTGAAAATATGTTCAACTTTCCGCAGTTGCCAACAACAACGGTGCAATAATGGGTGACAAAGCTATCACAGGAATCGTTGCTGTTATCATGGCGGTTATCGGTGTGGCGATTGTTGCCGTGTTGGTTTCTAAGAACGCAAACACCGGAAGCGTTTTGACGGCGGGCGGCGGTGCCTTTAGTAGCATTCTCAATACAGCACTCTCACCAGTTTCGTCAACTGGTTCCGGGTTCGGCGGTTTGTCAAGTTCAAATTTGTCACAAGGTTTCACATTCTTGCAATAGGAGATCAAAATGGGCGATTCATTGATTACGGCGGTTGTCACGGTTCTTATGGCAATCGTCGGCGTTGCTATCATCGCGGTTCTGGTGTCCAAAAACGCCAACACAACCGGAGTGATTAGCGCGGGCGCTTCCGGTTTCTCGCAATCACTTTCGACCGCGCTTTCTCCGGTAACGGGCAGCGGCGGCGGATTTGGTTCATTCACTGGCGGCGGTGCCGGCTTCAACGTTCCACAGTTCTAAGGGTCCAATTGTGTCCTTTCCTTTTCTCCGCAAGCGCCAACCATCGCAACCTGTAACGGGCGGAAACGTCCGTATTGTTGCGGGCGCTTTTGGTAGCGGTGGACCGACCGCATACGCTTTTGCTGACGTAAACCCGTTTGCAAATGCTGCCGGTTTGTACAGCTATCACGAAGGCGACATATTTACACCGGGCGCGGGGAACTTCGTTTTTGAACCAAATTTTGAATTGCCATTACAAACGG